CTCCTATTACAGACCGACAGCATTGCTGTAAGAGTGGTATCCGGGGTTGAACTTCACCAGAATGTCAGTGTAGGCGTCGCCCGAAGTAGAGAAACCAACCATGTCAACTAAACCAATGACGCGGAAAGCGGCAGTAGTTGTCTGTGTGGTGGCGCTTACGGAAGTGGTCGAGTTACCCGAAGTAGTGCTACCAGTGGATGTGGACTGAGCCGCGCTCAAATACACGTTAGAGCCCAGTGCAGCTATGTCCAAAGAACCGTCGGCTTGAACTTGGAACACGGTGCGGTCGTCATCAACGACGTAAGCAACTGCATCAGATGCGACAGTACCGGTAGGCCAGTATTGTGCGAACACCTTTTGTTTGGTGCTAGGGTTGGTGTAAGAGCAGCCAACAAATACGCCGACGCAACCAGTATTAGCCGTACCAGTGGGGAAACCATTGGTAGTAGCGTCTGAACCAGTAGACGTAGCGATTCGTAAGTAGCCCGTAGATGCAACGTACACTAGTGATCCGTTGTAAATGTTTGTGGCGTAGCCAGAGACGATAGGGATGCTCCGGGTGCTACCTGCATAAGGTAGGCCACCCAGTTCATTTACGGGTTTGAACCCGTAGGGAGAAGAGGTCGATGCCATATAAAAAACTCCAATTATTTAGAACCGGAACCAAAGTTTCCGCGAGTGGTAGTTGACTTACGTTCAGAGAACAAAGTCGCCATACGCGGGTCTTGTTGGCGCATAAAGTTATTGTCCACAGACTCCATATTGGCCTGTGCTGCATTGTTGTAGTAATCAGCGATGGCTTGCGCACGTTCGGTAGGCATCTTGCAAAGCATCAGCCCCCCAATTTCGACGTTGCCCGTCTTCTCATTACCAACCAACATTAGCTCTTCGTGGTCTACTGCTTTTACAGGAACCCAGCCGTCGCGCAGTTTTGCTGACACGTTGGTCGGATTACCTTGTCCCAAAATATGAGTTCCGATCCACCGATAGGTGTAGCCGGGTTCAGGCGTTGGGTCGGGCAGTGTGCTCGAAGGGGTATACACAATGCGAGCACTTTTGTCGCGTGCAGAGAGATCACGAGATGTACGAGAATCAGCCATATTAAGCCTCCAGTTTTGCTACTTGAGCAGCGTATTGCTGCGGGGTCATTCCAAATTTCTTCGCCAACGCTATTGCCGACGTAGTAAGTTGAACCTTTCGAACTCCAGACGAACGTGTCGCAGGAGCGACCACCGATGCAGGACGCTTGTTAACTTCTGCTTTGCTGTTTCCGAACACTTCCGGGAACTTACTCTTCACACGAGCATCAATTTGCTCGAAATACTCATCACTACGCGGATCAAGACCCGAATTCACTAGCTTCTGGTGCAGCCCTAGTGAGTAGCTGGTAACGTCTTCAAACCCATCAGCCCCGAACCACTGGTTTTTGGCCTGCCAGCGCAGGGATTTTTCGTCGGGTTGCACCCGTTGAGGTGCTGGTTGTTGCGTTTGTACCTGATTTTCTTGAGCTTGTAAAGGGGTGTGTTGAAAATTCTTTACAGCCTCAAGTTTAAACTTGGCATCTGTCATTGCTTCTTGTGCTGCGATGATGGCGTCAGTATCAAAAGCTTCTTGCGCTTCCTTATATTGGCGACGTGCTTGGGCCATTTCTGCCTCTGCCGCTGTAAGGTTTGACGCAACTACCTGCTTTGTACCTTGGTCTACATAACCACGCAGGGTTTTGTTTTCTTCCAAAATACGCTGCGCAAAAGTTTCCAACTCCTGTTTTTCACGCAGTGTTGCTTCTTTTACTCGGCGCTCGTCATGACGCGCATGCGTAAGTTCCTTGATGCGGTTCTTAACTTTGTCAGAGTAAGACTCAATTTCTTCATCGGTCGGGTCTAGAACTTCCCGGTCAAGAGGTTTGCGGCCACGGTCGCGTTCAGGAGTATCGTCAACAACTTCGATTTCTACATCGCCGTCAGTAACTTCAATCTCAATGTTTTCGTCTTCTTTTTCGTGTGGAAATTTAAATGCTTCAGGCATAACTACTCCTATACGTGTGAAATACCACGGGGGTCTTGAACTACGGCTTCAATCTGGTCGTCGTTAATGAGGCGCATCTCTTTGCCGTACATTTTGAAGCGTGTACCGGTATACGTACGCACCATAACGAAGTCACCTGCTTTGCACCAAGGGCCGTTAGGGAACTTATTGGTGTCCTTATAGGCGTCGGGGCCGACACGCAGGACAAACAATACCGAGGTGGTCTGCTCTTCGCGGTGCATAATTTCCGTGGGCTTTAGAAGCGTAGACCCTTCGTAGGTGTCTTTTGCTTCAGGAACGATGCACAGCATCTTGTAGCCAGCAGGAGTAGGTAGCAACTGCGCTTTTTCTTCGTCGGTAGTGTCCTCATCCGGCTTTTGGATGGGCTGCAGGGCTTTTGGTAGGACGATGCCCGGTGGTAGTAATATTTCACTCATCGGAGGTTTCAACTTTCTTTAGCAGGGCCATTAGGTGAGACTCTGCGTAGGCTAGGCCCTGAATAACCCCGCAAAGTTTTTGATACTCGTCAAAGGAACGACAGGCCCCACCAGCCAAGTCGTCCGCATAGTTGTTCATGTCTTCACGTATTTTCTGGCGCAGTACGTCTGCGAATTGGGAAATCACTCATTTTCTCCTTTTGGTGCAGCCTGTTGGGCCGTTTGTAGCGCTGTTAACGCCTGATCTCTTTTGTCTTTTGCTATCTGTGCGCCAAGTTGCACACCGGCATGCTCCTGCTCAAAGGCCTGTTTCTGTTTGCTTTCGTTGATTTGAGCGCCTATTTGGGTGCCTTTTAGCTGCATATTTGCCTGCAACTCCATTATTTTTAGCTTGTTCGTGTCAGCTTTTGATGCGATATCCGCAGCTAATTGCTGCTGTTTTAACTGCATTTCTGCCTGCGCGACCTGCTGTTCTAACTGCAGTTTGCCTTGTTCAATCTGCAACGCGCCTTGCTTGAGCTGCAGCTCTTGCTGCTGCATCTGCACCAACGGGTCTTGTGCTTGCTGCTGAGCCTGCTGCTGTGCGGCTTGCTGTTGATTCTGTTGCAACGATTGCTGCGCGGCTTGGGCCAACATGCCTGATAGCGCTTGCTCGATCTGTTCCGGTAGTTTTTCATCTTCGGCTGGCATCGGCATGCCCAACTGCGCTTCGATCTGTTTGCGGTAAAGGTACCCCGTGTGCTCGGCAACGTGCGCCATGAGAGCAGCTTGAATTTGTGGGAACTTGGGGTTCTGGCCGATGGCCTGCATGACAACAGGGTCTTGCAGCATTGACATATGCACCTGCATATGCGACTGATGGTCTTGATAGATGAATGCCTTGACCGGCTCGCCCTTGAGGATGGCCATGTTCTCGGACACGGGGTCTTTTGGCTTCATGTCGTCCGGCAGGGGCACCAGCTTATCCGCGTTCTTGATGCCAAGAATCTCCAGCATATTGCGGTGCAACTGGGGCATGTTGTAAATGTCCGGGGCCGACTGGGCCATCTGCATGACCGCTTGGTACTGGACAACCCGCTGGCTCATGGTGGCCGCGTTGGGGTCGCTGACGGGGATCACGTCCACATGGTCGTAGTCTTCCTTCTTCGCACCTTGGGCAGGGGCTGCGTCAGTATCGCCGTCCGGCTCGTACTCGTAGTTGGTATCCGTGTAGTCACGGATGATGCCTGCCAGCAACCGCAGTTCTTGTTTGAAGCTGTAGTGTAGACGGGCTTGGACTGCCGACATTACTTTTAGTTGGCGCTCTAGCAGGGCCAGAGTCGTGCCCACCGGGGCTTGTGCCGACATATCACTGACGTTCATATCCGCCGTAGATGCAAAACGACGGCCTTCCTCAACGATGTTGCCAAGCAGCGTGTACAGAACCTGACTTGGCTCCTTGTAAGGTAGCGGTAAGATATTGTCCCGCAGCGCCCCCGAGCCGATGTCTACGTCTCGGAATTCTCCCGGAGCGATTGGCGTATCATCTCCTTTAATGCGGAGTCCACGAGACTTAAGGCCTCCCGGCAAGTTGGAGAGCGTTCCGGCGTCCACGAGCTGTCGCATAATACTGGTAGCCGACTTCGCGAATCCGCCAATAAGGTGGAAGAGTCCGAAACCATACGCCCCAAAGCCGGGGATGTACTGATAGTGAACAAAGTGTTGGCGCTTGAGTTTGAGTTCATCTTCCTCCAGCCAATTACGGCGAATAGCAAGTACCTGATTAGACCCCTTAATCATAGTCACGACGTACGGCAGTGCTATACCTGTCTCTTCGCCGTCTTCTTCATCGTTGTAGCCGTCTATATCTAGGTCAACATGTACCTCATATAGGGTGTATCTGTCATCATTAATGTCCGTAAACCCGGTCTCTTTGTCCTTGGCTTTCTGGATGTCCGTAGATTGCTTGGTCGGCTCTTCTAAGTCACAGTCTCGGTAGAACCCCGCCTTTTGAAGCTTAACAATCTCGTTCTTGGTCTTGCGCATGACGTGCGTGATGCGGTAGCAAGT